TGCCGGCACTCTCCTCCATCGCGGCAATGTTGTCGGCAAATATATCCTTTTGCTCGCCGGTGAGCGAGCCTATAAGACGCAACGCCTCGGCACTGCCGAAGAGCTGGCCGTATATGGTCTCGGCCAACTGCCCGGAACTTGCCGCATAAGCTTGCACGGACGCATCCAACTCGACCAAAAAGTTTTGAAATCCGCCACAAGCCTTGACGCTTGCGGCATCAAACCTTATACCCATGGCATCGGCAGCAGCCGTTGCCTCCGAGGTAGGCTTTATAAGTGAGTTGAGCACGGCAGCCAACTGCGTGCTGACCTCTGCGGTATTACCGGTTACACCGGTATTCGTCGCAAATACAGCCATCAGCTCGTTCATTTGCACGCCTAATTGCGACGCCGAGCCGCTGACACGTGGCAACGCCTGGGCGAGCTGCTCAAAAGACGTTACGCCGTTTTTGGCGGTCATCTGTATTTTGTCCTGTATTGCACCGGCAGCATCCCATGACATGCCGTAATTTTTAATGAGAGTGGCGGTCACCGTGACCGTTTGGCCGAGGTCGGCAACGCCACCGACAGCTGCCTTGGTCGACTTTTTAAGGTAATCAATCCAATTGCCCTCGGGCACGCCGTTAGAGATTACCTGATAAAGGCCTCCGGCAATCTCATCGCGCAGGATGGGGATTTCGTTGCCGAGACTCTTAATTTGTCCCTCAAGGGCCTTAAAGTCAGCGCCCGACTTGTTTGCCATGGTGTTAGCCTTGGCCATCGCCTGTTCAAAGCCGGCAAAGGGGGCGACAAGCCCCGACACCATGCCTTTGAGGTTTTCAATTGCACGTGTGGAGGTATCGATTAACACAGATGTAGCGGCCATCTTGCGCAGTCCTGCGCCGGCCTCCTCGGAGCGGCGGGTGACCCCTTGCAAGAGACTGCCGAGGCCGTCAACCTCCATGCGGAGATTGCGCAGTACGCTGCCGTCGGGTGTCTTTAGCCGAATCTCAAAGTCTACACTCTGTGCCATCGTTGTTGATTATTTAAGTCCTGCCGCAAGCTTCGCCTCTTCAAACTTGGCCAAGATTTCGGCGCGGGTTAAATTGTTGTCGTTGTTGATGTTGGTTGTTGTTTTGTCGCCGTCGCGCTCGATTTCCCACGGAAATACCATGACATCCCTGGGCGACAGCGTGTTTTTTGCGTAAGGTTGCAGCATGCACATGCACATCATGCGTGCGCGCTCCCACTGTGCGTGCTCACGGGCGATGCCGTCGTTGAGCCATTGCTCGTGTATGGCGGCTATCTCCGTTGGGGTGCACGACATAAAGTCATCGAGGCTCATGCCCATGCACCCCACGGCGATGCCAAGCAGCCGCTCTATCGGGGGTTGCTCGTTTTTTTTTCGGCATCGGCCGATTCCGCGCCACCCATGCCGCCGTAGAACTCATTGAGCGCATCCGGCTCAAGGTTGTCGGCGAACTCCTCGACCGTCATGTCAAAGTCAACCTTTTCGGCGACACATGCCGACGCGACGCAACAGTGTACAAATGTCACCATCTCCTCTATGTCGGCAGTGTCGAGGTTGGAGGCCTCGTGCCCCGTGGCACGCTTAAAGCGTACCATCGCGCCCATCGTGACGCGGCACGGCAACTTGCGGCCACCCACATTGAGCGTCGTTACAGGCTTTTTATCCGGTTGTCTTTTAGCCATGGCGATTAATCTTGTTGGTTAATGTTTGCAGGCGCTGCGCTCTCCGTTAAGCCGGTGCCCACCTTTGAGATTTTGCCGTGGTTGCTCAACTCGACAGTGTACTTTGCGTCATCCCCGGCGGTGCCCTCAAGCGACAGGCTTGTAATCACATACTTGCCCTTGTAGCCTCCGGCAGTCTTGCCCGTGCGCTCGTCTCCGTCGCGCAAGCTGTACTGCCCGTCGATGGGCGTACCGGCAAGCTGCATCTCCTTAAGTTGGTCATACGTAGGCACATTGATGTCACCGTTGGTGAGCACACATCCGGATGCCGAGATTTTTTCGCTCAGCTTTTTAAGGTACTGCTCCTCCCATTTGCCAGAGGCGGCTTCCTTGGTTACGCGAGTGCCAAATTCTGCGGTCGTGTCGATTTTGCAGGTTGTCGAAAACCCGAGGGCGGCACCGCCCAGAGAGAGTATAAGATTTATACCCTCAAGCACTTTGCGTTCAATTACCTCACTCATTTTTATTGCGTTTAAACGGTTTTAAAACGATGATTAAAAGACACACACAGAGGATTGCAAGAGAGCCAAGCATCCAGCCTAAAGCGTGATTGGGAGGTGTCTTTTTTTGCTCCTTAAGGGCCTCCTGTAACTGCTGTTGTTTGGAGGTGATTTTTGTAATCTCCTTGCGTAAGCTGTCATTGGTCGCCATGTAATCGAGGGCAATGCAGCGGTATATCTCGCACAACCTTGCTACAGAGTCACACCGGGCCTCGACCTTTATATTGTCACCTACGCGCGTCAACTGTGCCGTCGCTCGCCCCTCGGATGCCGTGTAACTTGCTCCGTCGGATAGCTCCGCGACCGCCTCCACCGGGATGTCGACAACGGCAACATCCTCGGCGATGGGCTGCGCCGTGATGGCGTAGTAAGACACGCCGCTAAGCTGCTCGACGGTGCCGCGTGCGGCGGTGTCGACGGTATACACCTCGGTGGTGTCATCTCGCTCGTAATGCGTTGATTCGGTCGTGTTTTTTGACGCCCCGCAACCGACGAGGGCGACGGCTGCCATCGCTGACAGCGCCATTAGAATGAGTTTTGCAAATGCTTTCATTTTTGGTTGGTTGATGTTAATTTTATGATTTCTGCGCGGAGGCGCTTGATTTCCTCTTCGAGCAATTTTTGATTCTGCTTAATCGCCTCCTGATTGGCTATTAGGTTGGCATTCTCCTTGCGCAACTTGATGTTCTCGTCGAGGATTTTTCGATTTTCCTCTGAAAGCATGTTGATTGACTTTTGCAGCTGCACAAGCATGTCGTTGTCCTGTCTGCGGCGGCCTACGAGCCACGCAAACACACTACCCAAAAAGCCACCGGGGAGGCTGTATGTCAGGAGGTTCAAAAGGATTTCCATTGCTTTTTGTCATTGATATATGCCTATTTGTCTAAGCCATTTTTGCACATTAAAGCTCGGACACTCCTTGGCCGCCAACTCATTGTGGCCGACAATTCTGACGCCCGGAAAGCGGCGGTGGAAGTCAATCACATAGTCACGCATCGCATCGCGCTGCGCCTGTGTGCGCGTGTCCTTTGCCTTGGTCATGTCGCGAGTCATGCCGCCGGAGTAGACGATGTGACGGCTTACGGAGTTGTAGCCCTTGGCACCGTTGGTCACCTCCCAAGTGTCGACATTGGCATCCTCGTTGTTGTCGACAAGTCGCTCTACCTTGCCATCCAAGTGGATGATGTCGGTGTAGCCCACCTGTCGCCATCCGCGACCGCCCTGTGACAAGGGGGAGGTGTGCCACCGGCGTATGTCGGCGGCAGTGACCTCTCGCCCCTCAGGTGTAGCGGTACAGTGTATTACAAGATACTTGAGCTCGGCCATGGCGGTTACTATCCAGCCTTTGTTGCAGGAGTGCCCTGCACGATTGCAGCAACGCCCTTGTTGTCGCTGCGCAGGATGCGGCCACCTGCGCGGACCAGAAACGAGTAGATGTCGCCGTAAAATGTCGGGTCGCCCTCATTTTCAAACGCCTTGACCTCTCCGAGTGCGCGGCACACGCTCTGCTCATGCCATGCGAGAGCGGCGGCGAGGTCGGTTGCGGCGCCCTCGGCGCTCCATGCCTTTTTGGCCTTGGTCGCGTCATACAGGGCAACCGTCGAGCGAGTCATGACATTAAAGCCAAAAAGCTTGCCGACAATGCCGTTGGCCGCGTCGGCGCATGCCAAAAATGCCATGTTTTCGGACTGCGTGAGGTCGGCCAGAAGCTGCGAATACATGTAGGCGTCGAGCAATAGGTAGCGACCCTCCTGCGGGATGTCCTCGGCATTGAACTTGGTCATAAGGGTGAGCACATCGGCCTTGCAAAGCCCCTTGCGCTTGCCCGTAGCCGAGGGTGTGTAAGCGTCGACCTCGGCACCGGTTGTCTCTACGCAGCGTGCGGCGGCGGGCGACCACGCATCGATAAACGACAGCGCCACCTCGTCGGCGAGCCTAAGCTTGTCGTTGCGCAGCACGCTCTCGCGCTTGTCGTAGCTCAGTTCCACGGTGTCGGCGTGGGGGATGAGTATCGGATCGGTTGTGTACTCATCAAGCACAAAGGTCACATCCGTGTCGGTGCGCTTTGACACGGTCGCCGGCAACGAGGTGCGATTCTTTGCAACCCCCGACGGCGCACCCGCCTGTGGTATATGCACCGTTTTGCCTTGGTTAACGTACTCATCGGCGTTAAATGCCTTGGACAAAAAGCTGTTAGATGCAAACAGATTCTCGACAATGGCCGCCGTCCAAATTTCCTTTTGTATAGCCATGATTAAATGTTTTATAGATTGTTAGCTTAAATTTTGGGGTCTACGCCGAAGCGCTCCTTGAACTTTTCGGCATAGATTTCGGGGGCCTTGTCCTTAAGCTCGGTGAGCTTGTTTGCCTTGTCGAGCTCGTCCCAACTCTTGCCTTTGAGGTCGGCGAGGTTGGCTGTGCCAGTGCCGGTGCTGTTGATTTGGCGCGCAATGCTCTGCCTTTCGGGAATAGCATCAAGCATGGCCTTGGTGCTCTCAAAATCCTTGTCAAACATGGCAAGGGTCGCCTCCTTGGCCTTGGCATCGAGCCTGCCGGTGAGAATGGCAGCGTCGACGAGTCGCACAGCCTCGGCCTTATTGGCCGCGTCGCGATCGGCGTTGGCCTTGTCGATTGCGTCGGTTAGGGTCTTGTTTTCAGACTTCAGTCGCGCGTTATCATCCATGAGGTTTTGCACCGCGCTCACGATTTCGGCCTCATTGGCCGTGTCGTGCAGGTTAAGTTTTTGTGTTAAAAGACTCATATTTAAAGTTTTTGGTGAGTTGTCCATTAGTCTTACGATTGCGCCGGCAACGGTGAGGTCGATTACCTCCTGCGTATTTTTGTCATAAAATGCAAGTGCGTTGTGATTGGCTCCTATGGTTACGATTGATGCCTCCCTGACCGTCCACTTTGTGACGGTGGGGTACCTTTGTCCGGGTAGCATCAATGAGTAGGCGTCGCTCTTCTCCTCGGGCGGCCATGCGCCGATGGATGCCATGCGTATAAAGTCGTTGTCGACCTTGCGCATCACCTCCGCAGCGCGCTCGTCCTTTTCGTCAAATACAGCGTCTGCGAGAATTTTGCCGCCGTCGATGCGTATGTTTTCCCACCGCCCAATAGGAAGTGAATAGTCATTATGATTGAGCAACATAACCGGATTTTTGCGAAACTCATCGAGATTAACCCCGGATGTGAGCATCCTGAAACCGTATGTGTTGACCGATTCGTCGTGTAGTACAAATGTCTTTGATTTTGCCATCGCAAGTTGATTTTAGCGCAAAATTGGGTCCTAAAAACAGCTTACGCAAATAAGCTTTTAATGATGTTTATTTGATTGCAGATGCCATTCAATCCAATGGACGGCATTGCATTAAGATTGTTTTAAGCACGTTATAATGACTACCTTTGAGCGCAACTTAAAAGCAATATAAATGACGACAAACGACCAGTTAAACATCACACAGCGCAAGGAGTGGGCGAAGCTTATTTATCTCAAGGAAAATGTGACACAGCAGGAGCTCGCCGAGCGCGTGGGCGTGTCGCGTAACACCGTCAACAAGTGGTGCCGCGAGTGGGAGGGATTGAAATTAAATCTCTTGCAGACACGCGAGGAGCGTATAGCGTCGACATTGTCGCAGCTCAATGAGCTCGACCAATCCATCGCAGCCAAGGAAGAGGGTAAGAGATTCCCAACAACCTCAGAGGCCGACATTAGGCGCAAGCTTACGGCCGACCTTGAGGCGCTTGAGCAGGACGCGTCGGTGCGCGACATATACAATGTGTCGCGAGGTTTGCTTGATTGGCTAAAGGCCCGCGACCTCGACAAGGCAAAGGAGTTGAGCAATTATTTTAACGAGTACATAAAGGAGCGCATACAGTGGGCAAAATAGATGACTTAAAGGCGTATAAGGAGTGGGAAGAGTACTACAAGTCACTCCAAAAAGACAAGGCGGTCGACGACCTCACGCCGGCGCAGCGCCGTGCCGTGCTCGACAAGTTGGAGCGCAACCCGGTTGATTGGATTAGCTTTTTCTTTGTCGAGTTTTGCAAGTACCCGTTTACAGCTTTTCACAGGCGCGCGATTCGGCGCATCTGTGGTAATCCTGAGTGGTACGAGGTGCTGTCGTGGTCGCGTGAGTTGGCAAAATCAACCATCGTGTTTATGTGTGTCATGTACCTCGTATGTACGGGCAAAAAGCGCAATGTGCTGCTCACATCCAACAGCCATGACAATGCAGAGCGACTGCTAAAGCCTTATCGCAAGGCATTTGAGAGCAACTCGTTGCTCAAGGCTTATTACGGCGACTTGCGGCCATACGGCCAATGGACATCCGGAGAGTTTTGCCTTACAAACGGCGCATCGTTTAGGGCGCTCGGCGCCCTTGAGTCGCCACGTGGTACCCGTAATGATGCCGTGCGCCCGGATGTGGTCCTGGTCGACGACTACGACACCGATGCCGAGTGCCGCAATCCCGACATTGTCAAAAAAAAGTGGGAGTGGTTTGAGAGTGCGTTATTGCCGACACGCTCCGTGTCGGAACCCTTTTTGGTTGTGTGGTGCGGTAACATCATAGCGCTTAACTGTTGTACGCGGTTGGCCGGGGAGCGTGCGGACAATTGGGATGTAATAAACATCCGCGACAAGCACGGGCGGTCCACGTGGCCGGAGAAAAACAGCGAGGCGCACATCGACCGAATCATCAAAACGATGTCAACAAGGGCTTTTCAACAGGAGTATTGTAACAATCCACTTGCGGAGGGCGAAACATTCAAGGAACTCACGTGGGGCAAGTGTCCGCCGCTGTCAAAGTTGCGCTTCGCTGTAGCGTACGGCGACCCCGCTCCCTCAAATTCAAAGAATAAGGCGACATCATTCAAGGCGATCTTTTTAATAGGTTATCACGACGGCAATTTTTATGTATATACAGGTTATCTCGACCACGTTACGAATGATGAATATGTAAACTGGTACTACTATATAAGGGATTATGTCGACAATAAGACTCAAGTCTACAACTATATTGAAAACAACAAGCTACAGGATCCGTTTTACGAGCAGGTATTTATGCCCCTGTTTGCCGAAAAGGGCAAGACCAACGGCTTTATAGGCATCATCCCCGATTCTCGGAGGAAACCCGAAAAATTTGACCGTATAGAGGGCAATCTTGAGCCTCTTAACCGTCAAGGTCGCCTTATACTGAATGTCGATGAGCGCGACAACCCGCACATGCGCCGACTCGAAGAGCAATTTTTACTTATAAACCGGGCAATGAAATCACCCGCCGACGGCGTAGACTGCATCGAGGGCGGGGTGTGGATAATTAATCAAAAAATAACAACGCTCACTTCGGGGTCCTACACGATAGGTCGTCGAAGGGCGAATAAAAAACGCTTTTAACCATGGCATTTATAACGACTGAAGAGCTCGCGACACACCTTTATCGCGAGGAGGTTGAAATTATCTCAAGGGATGACGACACACTGTTGACGGCCGCCATCGACGCAGCCATCGCCGAGGCATACGGCTATCTCGGGGCGTATGACCGTGACAAAATCTTTGCCGCCGAGGGACCCGGGCGCAATGCGCTGCTGCTCGTCTTCGTCAAGGACATGGCAGTGTGGCACTTCGTCAACCTGTGCAATGCCGGCAGCGACTTGGAATTGCGCGAAAAACGCTATGATAGGGCGGTACAGTGGCTGCGGCAGGTGCAGAAGGGCGACATAAAGCCCGCATTGCCCATCGTCGATGAAGACGGCGACGGGAAGCCGGATGGCGCTGCTGAATACATCTACGGCTCAAACCCCAAAAGGACGCAGCATTTTTAACTAAACAACTAACACATACAGCAATGTCGAAAGGTAAAAAGACAACCAATAGCAAGCAAAATGCAGGCAACAATGCGCAGCAGGGCATTGTGCTGCAAAACATCATAATCAAGGCACCCACCCGCAAAGTGTATGACGTGGGCGATTGGCGCACGGCGTTGCGCAGCGCCGATTCCGGCCGCGTCAAACAGCTGTACGACTTGTTTGACGACCTGATGGTCGACGGCGTGTTGAGCGATGCCGTACAACGCCGCATAGATGCCGTCACCAATTCCGATCTAAAATTCGTCAACAGTGCCGGGGAGGAGGTCGACGACATGACTCGAATAATCGACAGCATGGCTTGGGAGGCTTTGCTTGTCGAGATTATGCGCTGCAAGTTCTACGGTCGCTCAGGCGCGGAATTAATGTTCAACGCTGATGGCGCCCTTGAAACAATACCAATTCCTGCCAAGCATATCAATCTTAAAAATAAATGCATCCTGATCAATGACTCCGACGACACCGGCATTCCCTATACGGAGGCCGACAACATTTTAATCCTGGGCAAGGAGCGCGATTTCGGGATTTTACTCAAGGCAGCACCCTATGCCATTTATAAGCGCGGGGGCTTTGGTGATTGGTCGCAATGGTTGGAATTGTTCGGCCAGCCGCAGCGCATTGGCAAATACAACACATTTGATCCTGAAAGCCGAAAGCTGCTTGAGGACGCCTTTGAGCATGCCGGCGGTGCACCCTATGTTGTAATCCCAAAAGAGGCCGATGTTGAAACACACGACACAAGCTCAAGCAATGGTTCCTCGTTTAACGAGTTCCGCCAGGCCTGCAATGAGGAGATCCTCATAACCGTGAGCGGCCAAACACTTACAGCCGTGTCCGGGGAGCGCGGTGCACGATCATTGGGAGAGGTGCACCAGGATGTTGAAGACGCTAAAAATCGATCCGACTTGCGCTTTGTGCAGCGCGTGTTGAATCAGCACGTAATCCCCATCCTTGAGCGTCGAGGCCTACCCGTGGCCGACGGTCATTTTGTTTTTCCAAAATCGGCAGAGCCGTTAACCGTCAATGAGATTGTGCAACTATCGGACATAATGGAGATACCGCAAAGCCACCTCCGCGAAAAATACTCGATTCCCGCTCCGGAGGAGGGCGAGCCTATTGCCCGTCGACAGCATCAATCGGCACCCATGC